GCTCAGCCAACTGACGTGCCATATCTGCGTCCGCGGCTTCTTGCTCAGCCTTTTTTGCGGCTTCTTGCTCAACCTTTTTTGCGGCTTCTTGCTCAGCCAACTTATGTGCCATCTCTGCGTTCACTGCTTCTTTCTCAGCCAACTGACGTGCCATATCTGCGTCCGCGGCTTCTTGCTCAGCCTTTTTTGCGGCTTCTTGTTCAACCTTTTTTGTGGCTTCTTGCTCAGCCAACTGACGTGCCATCTCTGCGTTCACTTCTTCTTGCTCAGCCAACTTATGTGCCATCTCTGCGTTCACTGCTTCTTGCTCAGCCAACTTACGTGCCATCTCTGCTTTTTCTGATTTTTCGGCTTCTAATTCAGTCATCAGACACATAAAATTCTCAAAGTTAGCACGCTCAAAGTATTTTAGTGTAGTCCTCAAATAGGCAATTTCGTCTTGCAGATCGTCTTGCAGATTACGGGTATGTTGTTCGGACATTTTGTTTTGTTGGTTCTTGTCGTTCTGTTGTGTGGTGTGCAGTATAATATATGTTGATTTATAATGAACATTTCAATTAGTCGTGTTATTCAATTTTTTTGATGTATGTAATATCAAATATTAATTTTAAGTGATAACATTAAGGTTAATTATATATACGACAATAATTATGATAATTAAAGCTAGCGAAAATCATGTAAAAAATGATAAATATTTGTACATTTCATTAGTTGTCGAATGCTAAAGGATGACAAATGCTAGTAATCGGTACATGATATAATTTTTACGCGCGGTATCAATTGAGGCCACATATAGTTATGGAGTTTAATAGTGTTCAACATACTAAATCATTTTACTGCTGTTAATTATTGTGACGTTCCGCATAATAAAAAAATTAATTTTATTCACAATCTATGTCAAAATATGTCTCGACATTATTTCTACACATATGACATATATTATTCATTTTATGGTAACAATCAGTGCATAGCTGATGATTATAATCAGTTATTATACTTGACACATTATTCATGCATATTGGACACTCTTCTATTTCACAACCAATTATTTTATTTGACGTATTTTTTACAATATGTTCAATTATATTGACGCATCCATTTTGACAAGCAATAACGAAACATTGAGATATATCGTGATGATGCATGTCAACATTTAACACCCCAAATAAATATTTCATCGCGTCAAAATTATTAATTATGCATAAACATCGAAAACATATATTTTAATCCATATTTATATTTATGTTATTGTTTGGTATTTCCAATAAATATTTAATTATGTCAAAATGACCACGATAACATGCCGATTGAAAGCCATGATCATTTTTTACGTTTATGTTAATATTATTATTTGGTGTTTCTTCTAATAAATATTTAATTATATCCAAACGATTATTTAAACATGCTAAACGAAAATCAAAGTCGTCATCAGCATTTATGTTTATGTTATTATTAGGCAAATCCAACAATTGTTTTATCATATCAATGTCACCATGTTTGCAACAATACTTAAATATCTTTTGATGATTATCATTAAGGTTAATTATATTCATTGTAATGATTATTTGATGTTAATTTATTGAAAATATTGTTCAGTAAATAAAAAAATTAATTTTATGTGTCATAAATTATTTAACGTTTACATTAAAGAAATGACCGAAATTACTGCAAAATCCGTCGAAAATAAAAAAAATGTCACTAAAAACATGATATGTGTGTGGCACATGATGGACAAATCATGCAAATGAATTGTTTTTCACGTCTATCCGCAACGTTTTGTAGCATGCATCGACCATGAATGATAACTCCGCAACACTTCATCAAAAAAGCAGGACCACTACGATGCATCATGTGCTGTTTACAACATCCACAGTTTTCGCAATCAAACTCTCGAGCTTTTTTTGTAGAAATTGTGGTGCACAATGATGCCAAATGTTGGGCAGTCAATAGTACTCGTGGCATAGTGCATGTTTTCATCGGTAGTGCAGCACTTGGAACAGCGAGTGCAAGCATCACACCGCGTGGTACAGCACTTTGATCAGGATTAGCGGGCACAGGCAAAGGTGCAAGCGTCACATCGCATGTTTTGTTTGATGATGCCATTTGGTGTTCAGGGAGGCATAAGGTGATATATTTAATAGTATTAGAGTTTGCAAGTGTTTGGTATATTCAATTTTTTATGTTATTCGCAAAATTTTTCTTGTTGATGTTCGTCCATGCCATACATTATAATATCGTCTAACGATTCCGCTAAATATATAATTTCATCACAATCAGAACCACCAGCTCCTTCTGACGAAGTTTCTATCCATTTCATGCTCAAAATAAATAAAAAACATTTTGTTTCGTTTTGATCATTATTAATAAAACATATCGTAGGATTATATGTGTAAAGTGTATCATCATACTTTACGGAAACGCCGTCATCTGTACAACATTGTGCATCATACACAGCTATTTTATTATTTTTATTAAATAAATATTTGCTATCAGTTTTCATTAAATTTAAACACTCGCGACATTTATTTTTATCAGGCGTAAACGGAGGAACAATTTTTATCCTCTCAAAAAAAATCATCCATCATTTCAATATCCATAAGTATATAATGTCCAAAAGGTCCTAAATCATACGTGTCCATTACATTCCATGAATCATTTAATTTTTTACGTGTGACATTATTTTTAGAAACGGTTGACATTTTATTTTTATATGACGTAATTTTTAAATATTGTTTTATGACGTATAATTTAACTTACGCATGTGAATATAATTATTATTATCATGACGTGTCACATAATCGAATATTATAAAAAATATAATTAAATATGCACATGAATTAACAAACACATAAATATACAATCTAAAAACGTAATGATAAAATTATTTTGACGGCGATTAAAAATAATAAAAATACAATGGTGAATGTTTAGGTGATGTAAAAAATAATCGTGAACTTAAATTTATCGATTTGTTAACACGTGGTATTTTTGATGAATTAAAAAACACATTATTTTATGATGATTATATGAAATATATTAACGACGCGCATAAATATGTTGAAGGATTTTATTGTTTTTTATTTGGAAACGTCATAATATGACAATCGTGACAATTTAATTCAATTATATCATTCGCAATATTTTTATCAATTAGTTCATCTGAAACATTTTTGCGACATTTATTAACATTCCAATTAAATAAATCATCATATTTCCATTTCGTATTATTATTTATTATGCAACGTGATGATATAAATAAAATAATTCAATTTCTATTTTAAATTTAAGATGTACTTAGTTTATTAAAAAAATTGCGATCGATAACAATCCAATTAATTTAAGCATTTATAATGACATTTTGTAATAGATTTATAACATTCAACACATACTTCGTGACCACAATCTAAATTTATATTTAGCACACCATCTTCTAAACATATTTATTGTAATTATTTAATTTTTTAAACAATCTTATTTTATTTTCATATATTATGTTTGTTTCAGTTCATTTATTTTTCTAGTAATTAACTTATTTTTATTTTTGTAGTAATTTTCTAAACTATTCATTGCGATACAATTGCCTTTATATGTAGCCATCAAATAATATTTTTTCATTTCTTCATAGTCATTTATTTTTTTATAATAATCTCCTAAATAATTCATCGCGTTGTTATTTTATTTAACAGCAATCAGATAATATTTTTTCGCTTTACCATAATTATTTATTTTGTCGTAACACCATCCCAAGTCATAAATAGATTCACCATCACTTTTTTTGGATAGCCTTTAGATAACATTTTTTTATTTCATTTTTCGATTTTTCTTCTGGAATCACACAATCGACATTCTTATTATAATATATTTTTAAATTATTCATTGTTATTTTATTTTATTAAACGCATCATGTATTGATTATATATTTTTCAATTTTTATTATCACAATTTACAATTCTCTTAATATTTTTTTTGCATAATCAATCATTTTATGATGTTTTATTACATGGTCGTCATATATAGAATATTGGTATTTGCGATATAGTTCAATATAAATTGCTTTTGAATAATTTGGATTATTTCTAATAAAATTTTCATCCATATAATCAATTGAAGGACTTCCATTAAAAAGAGAATCAACATAAATATAAATATCTTTTGTTAATTCGTGTTTTGTTGATGGTTTGACTAATTCTAAAATAAGTTTATTACAAATTATTTCGTCATGATATAAATGACATATTGCGTCGTCTGGAATTTTTATATTTCCTATGATTCCGTCACGATGTATAAAATACATAATATTATATTTATCTGTAAAATTAAGTTTGCTATATTCACAAAAATCACAATTAAAATCTTCATTTAATCCTAATTTATACATATATTCATTTTTAATGCAAATATAAAATGTTTCATTATTTGTTTCGTCATTTATTTGCTTTCCTGTGACTTTTTTGTTAAGATTTCGATTATAAAATGCCGTATCCATAAATGATTTCATTGCCATTGTTACTAAAATGTTTATTATTTATGCAAATTAAAATGATATTTAATATATAAATAAATAATTAATTATCAATTTTTAGTGATATTATTAAAAATTGAAATATTAAACATATCAAGATATGAAACATATCATATGTTTAATAAATAGTTCAGTAAATTAATAATTTAAATATTATGGATTCAATGTGGACATATAACGATACATCGTCACGTTATATTAAACATGGTCCATCAGAAATTACAAAATTGGTATCCAATAATAAGCGTCATCTAAAAGAAGAATATGATGTACAACTTGCATACATGTCATACTCATATGCTATTTTGCTTCATTCTGAAGCAGTGCGACTATTCGAGTTTCAAAAAAAAGAAACAACACAAAAAACAAGTCAACTAAATTTTTATGTAAAATGTCATTCTTTTGATGCGATGATAAAAGCAAAAGTAATTTATGACATTGAATATGCAAAATTAGAACAAAAATATGAAAAAGAACAGGCATTTTGCAAAATAACAAAAAATAAATTAGAAACGGCTAAAGATCATGATGTGTTTAACACGGTAATAAAAAAAGAAAAAATAGAAACCGTTAAAAATCACGATATGTTTATCACATTAACAAAAGAAGAAAAAAATGAAGCACTTATGACACTTTCCATGTCGTTATATCAACAATTTATAAAAACACAAACATGTGAATAAAAAACTTTTCACGATGACTTTTTTTATTATTTCATTAAAAGTATTAACATTACACTAATTTAATTTATTTTTAACTTGAATAATTACACAATTATTTATGTCGTAACTTTAATTTCTCTTATAAAATAATTGACGGTAAATGTGAGGCTCAAAACATGGTGTCAAAATAAATTAAAAATGTTTAAGTTTTAGCAACGTTATTTTAGCAGATTTTACCATGTCATGCACTGTCTGGTCAGCAGATTTTTGCAAAATTTGGTCAAACATTTCCAAACAAAATGATGCGTCAATTTTCATCATCTTCATGTACAGATCACATAATGATTTATACAAAATTTGTTGACTTTCCATGAGACGACCAATTTTGCGTACACTTTTGTGTGTAAAACCATTCCACTCTTTATCAAACTCATGAACATCATCTTCACTACCTTTTTGACACATTTCGTGTCGTAACATTTTATGCTGATATTGCAAATTTTCGTTTTTATTTGTGATGACACATGCAATATGCAGAGCCTGATTTAAATCTTTTTCACGAAATTTTCTCTGAATGATAATTTGATTGTTCATTTGATTGTTCGTTAGGTAATTGTTCGTTTGGATCATGGTCATGCTCATAATAAAACAGTTATAGTTCGATGTATGTTGAATTGCTGTTGTTGTATTATATTGAATCATAATAAAACACTTCAGGCAATTATAATATTCAATTTTTATTGTGTTTAGAGCCATTATGTTATAGACGATACATCATAAACCGTTATAAATTCTTAAATAATCATCATAGTGAGAAACTAATTTAATAATGAAATTAAATAACAAATTTAATGCAAATATTATATATGCCTGTAAGACTTATAACTATTTGGACCTTTTTTAATAAATAGAGCACGTTTAATATTTGATTGTTTAATTTGACTGATAGGTATTGTCATTTTATAATATGCAGTAGCATATCCTCTAATATTTTTACCATTTCTCTTAATAATCTCCGTAACAAATTCATTTAAATAATTATCACACACAAAACCCATCGCCCAATGTTCATACCCTTTATAATTTATGATAACTTCATCACAATCTTTTAATAATGCGTCATTACTCGGAAATTTTTGCATGTAATATTTTTTAGAATATTCTTTTGCAATTTGACCTTCTTTATCTACAACATGATTAATAAAATTATTTAAATGTACCATATGAATATCATAAGATATGTCGTGACCTAATTTTTTGCTAATAAACCATTTAAAAATTTCATTGCATGTCATTAATAACCGTGGATTTTCCATATATTTTTTATTTATTATTTTGGGTAACGGTATAAAATTATGTTGATATGTTGATATGTTGATATTTTTTTATCGAATATATCACCTTCGTATTGATTAATATAATATTCTGCAAATATATCATTTTTTATACATGTCCATTTTTTTTTCATTTTACGTATGTCTGATTTTGTCATATCGATATCTTTAAATAAATCACCTGAATCATCTAAATCATTTTCATTTTTTTATCAATTATTTTCCAATTTATTATTTTTTTTTATTTAAATATAATGCAATATTTGTATGACCTTCATGACAAGCCTTGCGGAAACCATAATCGTCGTCTACATTTATATTTATGTTTATGTTGTTGTCAGGTATTTCTTCTAACAAAAATTTAATGATATACATATGACCATTTTCACATGCTATGCAGAAACACAAATCATATTTATATTTATGTTATTGTTTGGTATTTTTAATAAATATGTGATAACATTTAAGTGACCATTTTTACATACCGAACGAAAACAATGTTCATTATGATTATTTATATTTATGTCATTTTGTGTTTCTTCTAATAAATATTTAGCGACAACATGACGACCATTTTCACATGCAATTCTAAAACAACATGTCCAATAATATATAATATATATTATTCATTATTTCTTTGCCACTATTTTCAGGCTGACACATTTTTTTGATTTTACATATGCTTCCATTTTTACAATATTTTTCAAATATTACATATTGTTCATAGATTGGCATAATGATGTTCGTGTTATGATTATGATTATTATAATATTTATTAATGTTCACACTCTAAGTATAAAATTATTATGCGAACATTAATAAATATTAATTATTAATGTTATTTATTGACATATAAATTTGTCTCCGATATGGCATATTAATTACAATTATATTATATGTCATGTAATTTCCGTCAGTATACAATATTGTATCATTTATGTTACTTAAATTTATTATTGGTTTATCGTATGAACAAACTGTGTATGGTAAAACAAAATAATTATTTTCATCTTTAATCAATGTTATATGTTCGCCATTATATTTTAATATCGCATACGTACAATTATGAACAACAATTCCGAAACATCCATCACCATAATTACAATGCATCACATGTTCTCGACTCGTAATTGTGTCAGATGATGAACGCCAAACTACATCATACGGTCCTCCTTTATTTACAGTTCTTTGGCGATCACCCAAATAAATTATTCCTAATACTGCAACATTTATATCAGGACTATTGTTTTCATGGTAATCAAAATAATTACCGGAACCTGGAAATTTTTTAGACATATTACTTAAAGTTATTTCGTGCGGATACTTATTTAATTTTGAATATATTTCCCATGTTTTATTATAGTCAAACGTTGTGATTTTTTTTATAATTTTATTTGATATGTCAAAATATTCAGCATTATCATTTTATCTTGATCGTTTGTTCATTTATTGATAAGCATTAACATGTATTTAAATCAATAATCGTATAACGTGTACATAAATAAAAAAACATGAATTCGTGTTTTAATGGTTCATTATTATTTTAAGAGTGGTATGCTATAATTGTTATTTATTACTTTGTTTTTATAGGTGTATAATAAATTAATTCATAGCGTCAATTGATAGCGTTTTAGTGCTCAATAAAATTGTATATATTATTTTTACGTAAAAATTGAAATAGTCAATATATTGCATATTTTAATGCGTAATTTTGTTAAGCATATCAATAGTTTCATCATGACTAAAATGTCCGCCAACAAGTTGTTGACTCTTATGGAGAAATTACCAGCAGTCGATCTCAAAACGTGGTTACATTACATATCGTATAACGGAATGGCGCTTCGGTGCGCAGGAGATTTTTCCAAAATACGCGAGCTTGTTATGGCTGCCGTGAAGGAAAACGGAGATGCGCTTAAATATGCTGACATTTCACTTAAGAACGACCGTGATATTGTTAGGATTGCTGTGGAACAAAACGCACCAGCACTTAGATACGCCTCAGAAAATTTGAGGGACGACCGTGAGATTGTTTTTGCAGCTGTGAAAAAAAGCAGTCACGTGATTCAGTTCGCGTCTGAACGGTTAAAAGATGATCACGAAATCGTATCGTTTGCTGTGATGAGGGTTGCTTACACGATTAAGTATGTGTCATATCGCCTAAGGGACAATTATAATATTGTTTTGAGTGCTATAAGACGAGATGGACTTTTACTTAAATATGCGTCCTATCGTTTGAAAGATAATCATGAAATATGCATTAGAGCTGTGTCATACAAACATGATGCATTTGAATTTATGTCAAATTCAAACAAACGTTCAGAATTAATAATGTCGAAGTTAATGAGTGCAGATCCACGAATGTTTTCAAAATATTTTTCTGTACCGGACAAAAGAATTGAACGTAAATTTTTCAAATGTGACCAAGATCAAAGTCACAAATGGAATAATAACGACAGACTTTTGCTAAAGTATGTCGTGTATGTAATTGGAGAACGTGATCCTAAAATTCAACGTATTTTTGACGATTTCCCATTTAAGACTATTGTGCACGTCGGGTGGATTAGTAAAAAAATAAAAATTTATATCCGAAATATGTCATGTGATTTAATTGCACGTGACATTATCACGCGTGTAGTAAAATCGTCAACTACACCAGAACAAATTTTTGACGTGTCATGTCCAGTCAAGAAATTAAATGCGCATGGGAAGTTTATGTTCGTGAATTTTGAGAAAAAAATATCAGAGTATTTGGTTCCAAGTAAATTTCAAAAAGATGCGTCACAACTCCACATCCTTCATTATTTGCTACGTGACGCGTCAAGCGATAACATATGTTAGTTTCTTTTTACGCATGTATTTTTTTATTATTTATTTGATAATATTGTTACCAAAAGGTTAGTCATGAATGTATTATAGTGTGTATTGCGTCATAATATTTTAAAATTTGAATTTTTTATTTTTAATATAAATCAATTTGCACATTTATTGTAAAAGTTAGTCACGGACTTTATAATTGACAAATATACAAATATGGACGAACTTTATGATTATGGTGTCGATCACGGAATGAATAATATTATATGTAATTTGTCAAGCAACGATATGGATAAAATATTAAAAATAATAAATAGTCAAGAAATAACAAAAAATATTATATTGCCATGGACATATGATTTTAATCACACACGGGATTTATTACAATTTTGCAAACTAAATAAAAATGATTTATATAAATATTATTTAAATTCAAATGATGAATATGATTATTTTCGTCACTGGAGCTATCCTCCATATTATCACGGATGCAATAAAATAATGATATGTTCCGTAATTTATTAAGCAATAATATAAATAATAAATAAAATTAATAAATTAATATGGTTAAATTGTTGATTTTTTAACGGGCAAAAAATCAATTGTTTCCAAGTATGTCCAAAATTTCTGCATTGGTTGAATGTTTTCTAAATGATGGATGTCCTAATATCATTTTATCAACATGTTCAAATATGTTGGTCATGTCTTTTTCATATCTGATTTTTAAATGTTCAATTTTTAATTTAATTTTACCAATATATTTTGTTTCATGAGTTTTATTTTCATGATTAATTTCATGTATTGTAATGTATTCATATACTTGTAACTGTCTTGCGTTAATATTTAAAAATGAACACGATAATTCTACTTTATATGGAGAGTCGCGGCAACAATAACTTATTTTTACATCATCCATACAACTGCCACCATAATTTAAAAATTATATGTTATCCGTTGTGTTTTTAATTAATTTTTTTGCGTTTTCAATTATTTTTTGACATATTTAATTCTTATTTCTTTAACATATTCATCACTATTTTCTTCTATTTTTTGATTGATGATAGTCAACGCTTTCTGAAATATAATTATTTTTTCGTTATCTTCTAAATGAATTGTGTTACTCTTTGTTTGTTCTATTTTTTGAATCATATCATCAATCCAATTATTTGATGTTATGTTAATCATTAATCTTTCTACTTGAACGTCATTAATGTCATTTAATAATCTTAGAAATTTTATTAATTCGTGCACATTATCGTAAATAGCCATATTCCACAATGGTTTGGATACTTGACATTTTATAGCTGTTATTTTTTCAGAAATGTCATCCATCAGTTCACACATTTTACTTTTACGATGTTTATGTTATGATTTGTGTTATTTTAGATTATGATGACGTCAATATATTTAATATTCATTATTTTGTGAATAATGTCCAAATAAATTAAATGATATCATAATCAATGCAATATAATGATTTTTTATGACTAATAATTGAATCATTATATAATTTATTAAGGATATGTATTTTATTTTTTAATTTATATTTTTCATTTTCAACAAATAAATATTGCATTGATGTATTCGAATTATTCATTGATATGTATGCATATGTATCAAGTAATGTAATTTGTTGTTTATTTTTATGTATAGTTGTGTTATTGCAATAAAAATTTGGTTTCATGGTTGCATTCATATAAATAATTTTTGGTTGGCATGCAATTTTATTTTTCATAATTTGTTTATGACATGGCAACATTCGCGTGTTGTATTTTGGGCGGCATGTATTATATATAAATTCGTGATTAATGTGATAATGTACGTAATAATAACGATTATCATCTATATTTTTACTAAAATTTATCGGAAAAAATATTTTAATATCTGATTTGATATGATTATTTTTACCAATATCGTTCACATGTTTTTTGTTGCATGTTTTGCCATAAATTATTTTTCCTTTATTTTTAATATAATTATCATTATACGTACTGCTATGAAAAATATTAATTATATTCGGACTATTATTTTCATAATATTCACGATTTGTATGTGTCTCAATATCATGAAAATATTTATTATAAGTTATTGTGTGTGAATTTATTATATCAGTATTATGTATTATCACGTCAACGTCAACAATATTATCATAATAATTAGATTCAAAATATGTTTGTGGGTCATTATCTATAAAAATAATGTATATAATGTAAATGAAAATACATATGGATAACATTTTTACGTTGTGTTATTGTTTTGTTAATATTAATATTATCATTATTATTATTATTTATATTTCAATTTTTATAACGGAATTAAATTTTTTGTTTGCTAAACATATCACACAAATCATCATCATGTTGAACATTTGGGTTAAATAATATTATGTTTCCACATTTAACGTCATATTTAAAATCATCGTTGCTGTATTTTTTTGGTTTGTTCATCGTGCCGCCATATTTTTCATCGTTTGGTTCATCCAAATATTTAAATTGTCGTAAATTGTCTTTTGTAAAAAATTGTTCAACCGTCATTTGTTTTTCGTGAAATAGATTAACTCGTTTAATTATGTGGTCTTTTATATTTGCAAAATATTTGGTTGGTGATTTTTTAATTATATAATTTTTATATCTACTTTTATTTTTGTTTATCATGACATCATTTATTATATCGTTATTTATTTCTTTTTCTATTGTCGTCACACATGATTTTATGTTTGAATTTAGCATTATGTCGTTACACATTTTACGCAATTTTAATTTTGAATCGTTATCTTTATTTACATAAAATAATTCACGTTTTGTTGGACTATTTAATGTTGCATTTAAAAATGAATTATGAAATGTATTTTCCATGTCAACACAATCATCTGTTTTACATAAAAATAAAATTCTTGGCAAATCGTTATTTATGTTCATTCTGCAATAATGTTCGTGTCTTTGTTGTAGTTCATGTGTATCAGTTCTGCCAATTTTAATGACATCATATTGTTTACCTTTAGGTGTCCATTTTGTTATTCCAATGTGTGGACACTTGAGAGGATTAAAATCAATGACGTAAACATATCCCGCACGCTTACATAATTTATTATCCATTATTAGTTATTTTTATTGTACACATATAATTATGCATTATTATGCGCATTAATTAGACAAATCAATTTTTTCGATAAAATATATAAATAATGTGTTATTAAAACTAATATTATGAACTTATTAAACGTCGCGGAAAATAAATTATTTAATCATAAAGTAAACATCGGGAAAGCAAATGATAAATTTATCAAATCTAAGTCATGTGATAAAAAAATATTTCTAGTTATATATTAAAATAAGCATTGGTTATGACTTTGTTGATATAAATATTATGGCTGATAAAATTGATTCATATGATCACACAAAAGATTATACATTAGACGGATTTTTTAATGATGTATCGCATGATATAATTCCACATATTTACAATGATTATTTTCAGTTATGTTATATAAATAAATAAACACATATGACGCCTGATTTTGAAAAATTTATATGTAATAATACACTTCTGTATATAGATTTATTAAAACGAAATAAAATATTAAAACTCCAACACGAAATTATAAAATCACGGTCGACAAACTGGTATGAAGTTGTGTAAATAAAAAAATCATCCTGGCGCAGATGTTGCACGTTGTATGGATTGTGCAGGTTGTGCAGGTTGTGCAGGTTGTGCCTCTAATGGTAATGAAGTTATATGATACGTAACAATAACGCCACAATATGAACAAGGAACGCTATTCATAAAAGTTGCATCACCATTTGGACGTGTATGTGCTGAATAACAAGTTATGCTATGCACATATTGTCCACAACAACCAAGACGTTCTGCGTACTGGTTATCACCATTGTTAAGTGGTAAATTGCACGTGACACAAAAATTGTCAGGATATGATTCACTGCGAACGAACGTGAACGTTGACATTGTTTGTTTTGCGATTTATAGTAATTATATTGTTATGAAAAATGCAAACAGTTAGAATATTTATGGCGCTATTAATTAAATTCCATTATTTTATTATCTAAATTAATCATCGTATAATCATTAATTACAAAATATGGTTCAAGTGGTTGGTGACCACATAAATGAAATTGCAATAATATTTTTAGTCTATTTTTTCGTAATGAGTCAGCAATATATTTACTCTCAAATTTAAGGCAAACTTGAGTTTTTTTTGATTAAAAATAAATAATAGTTTGTATGGTTTCTAATTAATTTTATATTATACGTAATCGATTGTACAAGTTATTTATTTTAATTTCATTTTTTTGTTATTATGTTTAAATTGAATGTATGAATTGGTAATGTAATAAATTAAGTTTATCAATTTACTAATTTAATTGATTTTTTATATGCAATTGCCTCCTTAAATATTTCATTATTACTATGCGGAACGACATGTAAATTTTGTCTAATCGCTTCCTCACATATATTTATATTGTGCATCAATATATTATCATTAATATATTGTATTGATCTGCAATTTTGTTTAATCGCTCTTAAACATATTTCGACGTTATTTTTTAATATTTCATCATCAATATATTCAATTGAACATCCATCTTGTTCAACCGCTTTTAGACAAATCTCTATATTATTTGTTAATATTTCGTTATCAATATATTCTATTGAATTTTCGCATTCATCGATTGCTTTTAAACATATTTCGATATTATTTTTTAATATTTCATTGTTAATACATTTAATTGAACAACCATTTTCTTCGACGGCTTTTAAACATATATTAATATTATTTTTTAATATTTCATCATCAATATATTGTGTTAAATAACCATCTCGTTCAACAGCTTTTAAAAATATATTAATTATTTGGTCTTTTTCATTTTCATGATAAAGTTTTAACTGATTTATTGAATAAGGATTATCATTTTTGGCACCAATTTCATAACATTTTATCATTTCAATTATTGATTCGCTTATTTTTTTAATTGATATAACCGCATTGTCAGTATTTTCTATTTTTTTTTTATGGATATTAATTGTTTTTTTATAATGGTCCCCCAAATGAATAATTCCATATACATCATAATCTTTTTCAGCAGATAGCATATAATATTTTTTCATTTCACTTAATGCTTCTTCATATCCCATATGTAAATTTAAATCGTGTGATTCATTAACGTTATAATAGTTCACTATTTCTCTATAGTAATCTCCCAACGTCAATAATCCACGTACACCACTCATTAAATAATATTTTTTCATTTCTTCATGTGCATCAATTTCCATGAATAATTTATGCATAATTGCTTTGCATGAATCACTTATGGGTTTTTTGTATTTAAATTTAGTATTGGTCACTCCACCATATTGATTATCTAATATGTCATTGTAATATTCTCCTAATTTAGCCATTGCATTAATATTGTTTTTTTCAGCTGACATCAAATAATATTTTTTCATTTCATTTAATGCTTCACGCGATTCATCTTCAGTACTCGCATTATATGCTATATTATTATAGTAAATTCCTAAACTGTGCATTCCATAACTGTGACCATTTTCAATAGCAATCAATAAATATTTTTTCATTTCAGTTACCGTATCAGCGTTTTTATTTAAAACATCTCTATAATAGCAACCCATATTATTCATGGCATCAATATTGCCGTTCTTAAATGCCATTAAATAATATTTTTTCATTTTTGCAAATTGTTCGCGTTCTGCAGGTGATTCATTTTTTGCATGCTGAATTAATTCTCTATAATAATTTCCTAAATAAACCATCGCATCAACATTATTCTTTTTTAGGGACATCATATAATATTTTTCCATTTCTTCATAATTTTTCATTTCATGTTTATAATATAATCCCAAAGAATTCATAGCATAACAATCACCTTTTTTTATCGCCATTAAAAAATATTTTTCCATTTCTTCATAATTTTCTTCGTCTTTATAATGATGAGCTAGTTCAATCATAGCATCGCAATCATCTTTTTCCACTAACAATAAAAAATATTTTTCCATTTCTTCATAATTTTCTTCATCCCTATAATAACAAGCTAATCCATTTATAGCATCAACGTGTCCCTTTTCTGCACACAATATATAATATTTTTTCATTTTTTCATAATTTTTATCATTGTAATAATAATTTCCCAAATTATACATTAGATTAACATTATCATTCGCTGACATTATTTCAATATCGTTGTTGTAATTATTGTTATCATTCACTATGATGATCTTAATTATATTGCTTACAATATTCAATTTTTATGATAAAATAAATAAATTTTTATTGTTGGCTAATATATCTTTATCAATATATGTCATAATTATGTTGTTTTGTTTTACCGCTTCGACACATATATTTATATTATTTCTTAATATTTCGTTATTTATATATTTAATAGCATAACCGTCTCGCCTTACTGCTGTCAAACATATGTTAACGTTATTTTTTAATATTTCACTATTTATATATTGAATAATGTGTCCGTTTTGTATAACAGCTTCTAAACATATATTAATATTGTCAACTAATATATGTTTATCGACGTGTCTAATTATATAACCATTTTGTTTAACTGCTTCTAAATAAATGTCAACATTGTTTTTTAATATATTATTTTTAATGTCAAATATTATGTAGCCATTATATTTAACGGCTTCTTTATACATATTTACGTTATCATCTAATATATTTTTATCAATAAATTTAATAACATGACCATTTTGTTTAATTGCTTCAAAATATATAATTAAATTATTTTTTAATATATCTTTGTCAATATGTCTAATCATAAATCCATTTTGTTTTACTATTTTAATATATGTATCGATATTCGCTGTTTTTGAAAAAATATCGTGATTTTTTGTAAGTTTATGATTTTTTAGTGGCTCGATTAATTCTAAAATAAATTGATCACATTTTATTTTATCAATTTCTAAATAACATCTTGCATTATTTGGTATTTTTACGTTCGCTAATTTTGTCCCATAATGTAAAAATTTATTGATATTTTTGGTATCTGTAAAATAAAAACCACCGCTTTTACAATTACTACATGGATAAAATATTTGTGTGTCTTTATTTAATCCGATTTTATACGTAAAATTATGATGCGTTAAATTTTCTGCAATACATTTTACAAATATTTCATTATTTGTCATATTATTAATTTCTTCGCCTGTTACTTCTTTGTATAAATTTTGTTTATAAAAATATGTGTCCATAAATGATAACATTTATAATAAAATAATTTTAAATGTTGTAACTAATGTGTAATTGTATTAATGTCGCTTCATAAATTAACGTTAATAATTATCAATTTTTTGACATTTTGTTTAACTACTATCATTTTTTCATTAATGAATTTAAATTAATCCATATGATGACAAAACAATGTGTCCAACCGACATTTAAAAAATTCTATTTGTATTTCACGCGAATCATCGATTTAGAAACGTTCATAAAATTGTGTTGGCATTACTTACAGATAAATGCAAATGTTATGATATATTTCATTATGCAAGTGATAAATTTAAAAATGGACCAGAAATGTGCATATATGCCGAAATTTCACGTTTTAAAAATGGATGTCGATTGTTTTTATGTTACTCATTTTATGAACAACATTCACATCTAGAGAAAGCAAAAAATTACAAACTATTTTCAAAATAAAAACAATCATCAAAAATAAATCATACGAACTATATAATTTTAACATAATTTTTAATTATATGCAAACGACGTCACAATATTATACGTTATGTCTCGCAACATTATTGAATAAACATGGCAATAATATGAACATTTTATTTAAAAAATCTATTAGACAATTTTTATGTCCCGAAAATGTACAGCTACATGAATTTAAACGAGTTTTTGATTATTTGTGCTAATTTATTTTATTTACGATGCGTGAAAAATATGTTAACATGTTTAAAAATACCATCACTACAATATTTTTACTAAACTACTTACAAATTGTTGATAATCATTGTGACAAAAATAATCGCTGACACATGTATTAATTATATCAAATTATATTAATTTAATTAAGTTGTTGACATTTTCGTTTGTTCAGTTTATTTTTTAATTTTTTTATTATTTAAATAATCTAGCATTTTATTTATCCGTTTTGTATTTGATGATTTTCCGCTATATTTAATAAAATATATGTCACATTTTTTTAGTTCCTTCATGTATTCTTTAGCGGGTTTATTATGCATTATCTGTTCTATTATTGGTGTATAATTTAAAAAATAATATGGATTCCTAAACATTCGTATGTATGTTCCTGAAATTAATTTTATTTTATTGCAATGATAATCATAACAATTAGAATTACTTTCACATCTGTTTACATAAAAATCTTCAACATTTCCTTTTTTTTTTATTTTTAATAATTTTATTTTTTCAATGTGTTGATTTTTATTATCGACAGACATGCATTTATTTACACATAATTCATTATATAATTGTACATAATTAAAAAAATAACTTGCATCTTTCCATATTAATTTAAAATTTACGATATCATTTGTTTTATGCGTATAATTATATATATCATCTGTAAATATTTTATCGGTACCATACATATTTTCATACATATAACATATGCTTCTATTGTCAGAGTCATCGTTGCTTTGAGGTAATGTGTTGTCCTTTAACCATATATTGATTATATTGGCTAATATATTTTTTATATTTTGTTGTTTTGGTATCGAAGCTATAAAATAATTTTCTGGCATAAAATCACATTTTCCGTTTATGTTCATGGTATCAAGATAATCGTCCGCTAATTTTTTTGATTTAGTCATATCAAACGTATGAATAATTGGTTCGTCAATATAAGCAAACACTTTAAAAAACGTTTTTAAGCTGATATGTGGAATAACCAATTCATGTCCCATAATTAAATCATCAATATTGTTAATAATTATTGTTGTCAAATCAATCCACACACCCCCCATCGTATATAATAAAAAATATCTTATGACATCTGATTTATGTGCAGGTTTTATATATGTGCAATTAACTATATTCATTACTTTTTTTGCATATTCTGCTGATAATTTATCGACCACGCCATTTTTTTTTTTACAACATTTGACGAATATGTCAACTAATTGTGGTATCGTTGTTATACATGTAATTTCATAATTTTTTAAAACTGACTTCATTCTGTTTAAATATTTTTGTAATTCAGGTTTTAAAGTTCCATTTGTTGGATCATCAAAATTTATCCATAATGTCCATACTAATTTAGGTATCTTTGCCATGTTATATTTATGCCACAATATAAATTATTTTAATTATAATATATATTATCATTCATGTTATTACATCAAAATATTCAAATAATAGATTCATAACACATAACACAAAACATAACACATAAAATTGAATGTCGCAATATATTGAAGATTTCATTATGTTTATGTTTATATCACTTTCTGCTCTTTCAACAAACGTGTGCAGACAATGACTTCAAAACAGTGTTGTGTTGGTCACGTTGATCAGAATCGATCATCATCGATTGGCGAACTATATGCTATCTCCATGATATACGGTGTTTTTTCTCCAGACTATCCACATCACAGTCCACTTGATCTTGTCCTCATGAAAATTATGCTGAGCAAACAACTCACGCAAATGGAACTAACAATTTTTTGCAAGGAATTTTTTGGCAAAAAAATTTATTCTCATCCCGTAAACAAAATGGCGTGTGAGTTTGAGTTTGGTGTTCGATATTTGAAGAAGTTTGTGATCAACTATCATAGTCCTACTTTTGACAAGATTTTTCAGAAAATCCGCGAGTATGTGGAGTATCTGAACTCTTTGAAAGCTACAAAGGCTGCAAAGGTAGCTACTGCTGCCAAAGTTGAGGCTGCCAAAGTTGAAACTGCCAAAGTTAAGGCTGCTGAAGTTAAGGCTGCTGAAGTTGAGGCTGCTGAAGTTGAGGTTAACAACGCTAAAGCAGCCAAAATTTTGTTTGTCCCTGTTGATAATTGGGAATCGCTGTGGAATGAAGATGACGAAGTTGCTAAAGTTGCTGAAGCTACCGAGGTTACTTAAGCAGCTGAAGTTGTTGAGGTTGCTGAAGTTGCTAAAGATGCTAACTTCACCAAAGCTGCAGTTCCGAGCAACGGTTTCAAAATAAAAGCGAACAGATAAACGCGTACGCAACAAAAGAAATGTGAGGCGAAAGAGAAGCGCAAGAAAAAGCGTTCTGAGGCAAACAATGGTTCTGCATGTTCTGACGCCGCCGAATGCATTTCGAACAGTGGAAAGAAAAGTATGAAGATGTACATTATTGCTTATTTAAGCAACGCTACGTACGTTATTCTCTATATTAATTTATTTATTGTCAGAAATTGCTGTTCATCACATTTATTTATCCTATTCCATTATAAAAAAAGTTTGAATATTATTTCTACAAATATGACATTTATTGTGTATTTTATCACAACAAACGTGACATAATTGATGATTGCAATCAGTTATCATATTTACGTTTCTATCCATGCAAATTACACATTGTTTTTCCTTGTTTTGTATTTTCTTTTTTGTTAATTTTTGTGTATTCCAGTAAACTATTTTATTATTTTTTATGTCAACACATAAATTTTCATCGATTGTACATAAAAATAAAACCATATCAATATATTCATTTCTGCACGCTAACCTAAAATTAAAATTATTATCCGTATTAATATTTATATTGTTGTCTACAATATTTAATAAATATTTTACAACATCAGTCCTATTATATTGACATGCAACGCTAAAACCCCAATCGTCATCTGCATTTATGTTTATGTTATTGTTTGGAATTTTTAATAAATATTTTATTAGTTCTAGATGACCATTTTGACACGCTGTGCAAAAAATATCATTTATATCGATGTCATTTACAATATTTTTATTTGAATAATCTAATATATATTTCACAAAATTAATATGATTATTTTCACACGCCCAACGAAAACAATAATTGTTAACTGCATTTATGTTTATATTATTATTAGGCACATTTAATAAATATTTTATGACATCAATGTGTCCATTTTTGCAGGCTAAAATTATATTATTATCGTGATTAATATTTATATTATTATTTGGCACACTTAATAAATATTTTATCACATTAATGTGTCCATATTCACATGTTTTAGTAAAACAATAATCATCATTTGCATTTATATTTATGTTGTTGTCAGGTATTTTTAATAAATATTTTATTATGTTTAGGTGTCCATTTTTACAAGCTGAAATAAATCCGTATTCATCATTTGCATTTATATTTATATTATTATTTTGAATTTGTAATAAATATTTTACTATTTTAAGATGTCCATTCGCACATGCTGCACAAAAACTATAGTCGTTATTAATATTTATATTGATATTATTACCAGGTATACTTAGTAAATATTTTACTATTTTAATGTGTCCGTTTTCACATGCTGAACAAAATGCATATTCATTACGTGCATTTATATTTATTATGTTGTTCGGAATTTGTAATAAATATTTGACCGTATATATATATCCAAATTCACATGCTAGACAAAAATAATAATTATCGTCATAAGTTATATGTATATCATTATTTGGCACGTTTAATAATAATTTACTTATATCAATATGACCATTATTGCAGCAATAATTAAATATTTTTTGTTTATCAATAAACTTATTCATCTTATTTCTTATTTCTTATTTCTTATTTCTTATT